ATCAAAAAGCAGTTAGATGTTACATTTGATGAAGTAAATGAATATCAATATGTTACAGGTAATATTACAGATTTGATTGACCAATTAAAAGACAACACTAAATGGAAATTTAATTTAGAACCACTTCGTGATAAAGTTCATGGTGTTGGCGAGGGCAATCTTGTAATTATTTTTGCACGACCAGAGGCAGGTAAGACTGCATTCTGGGTAAATTTAGTATCGGGTATTGACGGATTTGCGTCACAAGGTGCTAAAGTTTGTGCACTTATTAATGAAGAGCCTGCAATTCGTACACAGATGAGACTAATAAATGCCCATACAGGTATGACATTTGATGAAATTAGGGCAGATAGCAAAGAAGCCAATATAAAATGGGCCGAAGTGAGACAGAATATTAAGATACTTGATACTGTTGATTGGTCTCTTGACGATGTAGATGAGTTTGTGCAAAAAGAAAATCCAGATATTTTAATTGTAGACCAATTAGATAAAGTAAATGTAAAAGGTTCTTTTGCACGTACAGATGAGAAACTTCGTGCTATTTATACAGGTGCAAGAGAAATTGCAAAAAGAAATAACTGTTGTGTTATAGCTGTATCTCAAGCGTCAGCAGATGGTCAAGGCAAGTTTGATTTGACTTTTGATATGATGGAGGGCAGTAAGACAGGTAAGGCCGCAGAAGCCGATGTAATTATTGGTGTAGGACATCGAGACAAACTAGATACAGACGAAAGGGTTAGAAGTTTGGCTATAAGTAAAAATAAAATAACAGGGTGGCATGGTCAATTAGTTTGTACCATTGTACCAGAACTATCGAGGTATGATTTATGATTAATGTAATTTCGCTTGGTGCAGGAGTTCAATCAACTTGCATGGCAATGATGGCAAAAGATGGTGCTTTGCCGATGCCAGACTGTGCAATTTTTGCAGACACAGGAAATGAACCTTTGCACGTTTATACACATCTTGAAAATTTAAAAAAAATTTTACCTTTTCCAATTCACATTGTCAAAGCGTTTTTTAAAGACAGCCATGAAGATATTTATGAGCACACCATGCAAGCTATACAAGGTAAAACTTCTAGATACTCTGGCCCACCTGCTTATATGAAAAAGGGATTTATTAGAAGACAATGCACTAATGATTTTAAAATACAACCTATAAGGAGAAAACTAAGAGAATTAATAGGGTTGAAACCAAGACAACGTGGTGGAAAAGAAGTAAGAATTAGGCAATGGATTGGTATATCTACTGATGAATTTAACAGAATGAAAGAGTCAAGAGACGCTTATATAGAAAATGTTTTTCCATTAATTAAATTAAAAATGAGTAGACAAGATTGTTTAGACTGGATGAAAAACAATGGCTACCCTTTACCAAGAAAATCTGCTTGTATTTTTTGCCCTTATCACGACAACAAAACGTGGAAAGACATGAAAGAAAATCAACCAGAAGATTTTGCTTTAGCTGTTCAAGTTGATGAAGATTTACGAAATGCTGAATCTTTAAAATATCCTTTTGATGAAAATTTATATTTACATAGGTCTTTAAAGCCATTAAAAGATGTAGATTTTGATGCAAAAAATAAAAAAGGTGAAAAATTTCAAGAAGATATGGATGAGGAGTGCGAAGGGATGTGTGGTGTATGATAACTGTATTTGATGTTGAAACAAGTTTTCAAATAACAGAAGAAGGTAAGCTAGACCCGTCAGCAAAAAATCCAAATAATTTTTTAGTATCAATTGGTATTAATGATGAGTATGTTTTTTTTAAACACAGAGAATATCAAGGTGTGCCAGATAGAAAAAAAGTGCAAGATATTTTAGATAAAACAAAACTTCTTGTTGGGCACAATATAAAGTTTGATTTGTTATGGCTGTGGGAAGCAGGTTTTACTTACGATGGTAGAGTTTATGACACTATGATTGGCGAGTATGTTATGAACAAAGGTATTAAAAGAAGTTTAAAATTAAAAGACTGCTGTGCGTATAGAGGTGTAATACAAAAGTCTGATTTGACTGCACAGTATATAAAAGACAAGGTATCTTTTGAAAACATACCAATACATATTGTAGAGGAGTATGGTAGGTTAGATGTAAAGGCAACCAGGTCTTTGTATGAAGCACAAATGTTGCAATTAAAAAAACCACAACATAAACATTTAATTAATACTTTAAAAACTATGTGTAGATTTTTAGTTGTTTTAGCAAAGATGGAAGACAATGGTATCTACATTGATATGGGCACATTAGATAATTTACAGCAAGAGTTTGAAAACGAGTATGATAGACTTCGTGTTGAGATAGATGAGATTATACACACAAGAATGGGCGATACAAAGATTAATCCTGCAAGCCCAGAACAATTATCTTGGCTTGTGTATGGTGTAAAAGTAAAAGATAAAAAACTTTGGTCTAAAACTTTTAACTTAGGTATTGACCCTATTACTAAAAAGAAAAAGAAAAGGCCTAGATTTACAGGTACACAATTAAAACAAATCTTTGCACGTCAATTAGAACCTGTACAAAAAACAAAAGCACGCCAATGCGAGACGTGCCTTGGTAAAGGTGTTATTAGAAAACTTAAAACAAATGGCCAGCCATATAAAAATTTAAGTAGGTGTATTGATTGTAATGCACAAGGGTTCGTTTATTCTGATTTAAAAGATAAAGCGGGATTTACTGCTAGTCCAGACTCTGTTATGGATATTGCAGAGGGTGGATTTAAAACTGATAAGAATACTTTAGAAAAAATGGCTAGGCAAGGAGACCAGTTTTTAAAAGTATTTGTAGAAAAAATTACTAGATATAATGCACTAGAAGTTTATTTAAATACTTTTATTGATGGTATAAAGAAACACACATCCGATAAAAATTATTTATATCCTAGTTTTATGCAGACAGTTACAGCTACAGGTAGATTATCTAGTCGTGACCCTAACTTTCAAAATCAACCAAGAGGTAATACGTTTCCTATTCGTAAAGCTATTTCATCTAGGTTTGAAGGTGGTAGTATTATGGAGATAGACTATGCACAATTAGAATTTAGAACTGCTGTATTTCTTGCACAAGATAGGCAAGGCATAAAAGATATTGAGAATGGTGTAGATGTGCATCAGTACACTGCTGATATTATTGGCTGTTCAAGACAAGATGCAAAAGCACACACATTTAAACCTTTGTATGGGGGTATGTCTGGCACAGACAATGAAAAGAAATACTATTCAGCTTTCTTAAAAAAGTATCCAGATATAAAAGCATGGCATGAAAAATTACAAGATGAAGCCATACGAAGAAAAGTTGTTACCCTACCAAGTGGCAGACAGTATGCTTTTCCAAAAGCAGAACGAATGCCTTGGGGTGGTTCTAGTTTCTCTACACAGATAAAAAATTATCCTGTGCAGGGATTTGCCACGGCTGATATTGTTCCTCTAGCTTGTATTAACATACAAGAATTACTAGAAGCAAACAATACAAAGAGCCTACTTATAAATACAGTGCATGACTCCATAGTGGCTGATGTATATCCTGGAGAGGAGGATGTTGCCGCTTCTTGCCTCGGCAGTGGTTGTTTAAAGGTTGTACAAACAATGAAGGAAATGTACGATATCGACTTCAATGTTCCTCTTGATGTCGAAATCAAGGTAGGCTCTAATTGGCTAGAGACAAAAGTTTATGCTTGACAAATGTGTCACAGATGCTACAGTATAGTTTAAATTTAACCATGGAGGTAAAATGGTAAATGACTTGAAAGCATTTAACTCTTTAAGTAAAGAAGAGATAATGCAAATGACAGGCCAAGATGATGGCTCGATAATTAGTTCGGGCACATTATCAAGGCTTACAATAAATAGGTCTGCCGAAGATGACGATGGTAATCAGTTATCGGCAGGTGTATACACAGTATATGATGCCTCGATAGAGGACAGAGTATACAGTATAAAGGATAAACCAATTCAGTTTAGACCTTTTATAAATAGCTATCAATACATGGAGTACGACCCAAACAATAATAGTTATCCATGTTCATCAGTGATATTTAAATCATGGAAAGATGAACCATTAGATACTAATGGTGGGGTTCGTTGTGGTAAAGTGATAGGCAAAGATAAAGAGCAACTTAGTGAGGCTGAAATAGACGCACAAAAAAATATTAAATGTTATCGTTTAGTATATGGTCTAGTTTCATTTGAGGGTACAACTTCAAAAGGAGAACCTGCTACTGTTGACTCTATGCCTGTGTTATTTCGTGTAACTGGCTCTAACTTTACTCCAATAGGAGAAGCTTTAAAAAGTTTAAAAGGTAGAGAAAGCTTAATGCAAAATCACTTGTTAAATTTAAAAACAACAAGAAAAAAAGCGGGTAGCAATGTGTACTATGTTTCTCAAATATCAGTTGATAATAAAGAAGTAGAGTTTACACAAAAAGACCTAGAACACATGGATATGTTTCGTGCTCTCATTGAAGAAGAGAACGCAAGGGTATCTGAAAAATATCAAAATGCTGTAAAGAATAAGGAAAGCGATGCGGCATCTGCCAAAGTAATTAATGAAATGGAAGATGACCCCGAAATGGTGTTGGCCTCATAGCTTGTCCAGTATTTTAAACAGAGTACAATTATTTTTAACGGAGGCCAATAAGGCCTCTGTTCCTATTTCTAGCACTATCGTAAATGAATTTGGCGAAGCCTGTAAACAAGCATTTATAAAACAATTTTCTGAAGAAAGAGAAAAAGAGTTTAGACCTCGCATGAGTTCTATTGGTAGACCCCTTTGTCAATTACAAATGGAAAAGATGGGTGCAAAAGCAGAAACTCCTGCATACAATTCTAAGATGAGATTTATACTAGGAGATTTAATAGAAGCGTTAGCTGTGGCTATCCTTAAATCTTCTGGCATCAAAATAGACAGCATGCAAGAAAAAGTAACGCATGCGTTTAAAAATGACGCAATAAACGGCACTTATGACGTAGAGATAATGGGTAAGATATGGGATATAAAAAGTGCATCCCCTTATTCGTTTCAGTATAAGTTTGGAGAAGAAGCAGGATATGAATCTCTTGCTAAAAATGATAGCTTTGGCTATCTTGCACAAGGATATTTATATTCAAAAGCTACAGGAAAAGACTTTGGTGGGTGGATTGTTATTAATAAATCTACAGGAGAATGGTCAGTATTAGAGACACCAATAAATAATGAAGCAGAATCTAATAAAATATTAGAACAAGTAGAAAAAGATTTACGTGTGCTTAATAGTGATGCACCATTTAAAAGACTATTTGAAGATGAAGAAGAATACTTTAATAAAAAACCTACAGGTAATAGGATACTAGGTAAAGAATGTACGTTCTGTGCGTACAAGAAAGCATGTTGGGAAAACTTAGAATACTTGCCACAACAACAATCAAAAGCTATTAGTCCAAAGTATTATTGGTACACTAAAGTTGATAACAGGAGAGAAGAACATGACGACAGTTCGGAGTAGAAAAGCAAAAGGTAGAAGATTACAGAACTGGGTTCGTGATACGTTATTAAAAATATTTTCTAACAATGGGTTTTTAGATGAGAATGATATTAAATGTGCTGTAATGGGAGAGACTGGTGCTGATATAAAATTATCTAACACTGCAAAAAAAATTATACCATACTCTTTTGAGTGTAAAAACAAAGAGACATTTAAAGGTATTTATGATATAATAGACCAAGCAAAATCAAACTCTGATAAGAGGGAAACACCGATTGGAATAATTAAAATGAATAAACAGCAACCTCTAGCTATACTAGATGCTGAACATTTTTTAAAAATGATAGGAAAACT